ACTGCAGGTCGTTTCACTGTTGAGTTAGAATACTCAGTACATTAAGGGGGATAACTAATGGTTGACCAAGCTGCATTAGTAGGAGAAAACTTAGGGTGGGCTGTAGAAACTGCAGTTACCCTAGGTAACACCGCTACTACACACGTAGTTTGCACTGACGCTAAGATGGTGCTTATTGAAACAAGTCATGCTTTAGACATTGGGTTTGCAACAGCAGAGGCTGACGTTACTGATAATGACATTATGCTTCCTGCTGGTGTACATACTCTTGTAGTACCTAAAGCTATAGGCAATGCTACTATTTTAAACTATAGACGTGGTAGTGGTAGCAGTACATTAGTACGTGTAGTACTCTCCTAAATTAAAAACCCTGCTGTGTACTAGCTACTCAGTGGGGTTACACTCTATAATAGTAGAAAGAATTACAATGGCTAAGGAATCTCTTAAACAATACTTAAACAGAAATCTAAAGAGTAAAAATATTACCTCAAAAGAAGCTAAGAAGAATGCTTCTAAATATAGTTCTATTTCTGCAGCTAAGAAAGCAGGTTCTCTTTACTATACAGACAAGAACGGCAAGGTTATGGCTGCAGTGTTTGCAGGTGATTTAAAAGAAAATAAACCTACACGTCCTAAAGCTAGACCCTTTAACGAAAAAGAATACCTCAAAGCTGAAAACTTAAAGATTAAAGAAGACGAAGCTAGACGTAGGGCTATTGAATTAGAAAAAGCTAAGGCGTATTTAAAATCAAGAAGAAAGCCTGATGTAAAAGGTAAGCGTAGAGCAGATCCTTTAAATCTAGCTGGACCTGGAGGTCGTGGTACAGGACTAAATAAAGGTGGCATGGCTAAGAAGAAGAAGAAGTAACGATTAAGCATAACGGGGTTGCAATCTTGTACGTAGTCTGATAATATAAAACGTGGTATAACTGTCCTTGGTAATAAAGGAGTTATACCATGTTTAAAAAACTTTACAAAGCAATGCAACGTAGTCAAATGCGTAGAGTAGAGTACTGGCAACTAAATAATATGTCAGATCAAATGCTCAAAGATATAGGAATTACACGTGGCGAAATCAGGGACAGGTTCTACAACCAAGAAAAAATCTGGCGTTAATGCAGCAGGTAATTATACTAAGCCTACTATGCGTAAGTCTCTTGTCGCATCAGTTAAGGCTGGTGGCTCAGGTGGAAAGCCAGGACAGTGGTCAGCTAGGAAAGCCCAGATGGTTGCTAAAAAATATAAAGCTAAAGGCGGAGGATACACCTGATGGCATTAACTAATCAGAATAAAACAAAAGTTAAAAAAGTAATTAAAGGTTTAAACAAAGCCTCTAAGTTACATGCAGGTCAAGCTAAGACACTAAAGGGTATGGTTAATGGCAAAACAAAAAGACCCAAAAGTAGGAACGGGTAAAAAACCTAAAGGTTCTGGTAGGAGACTCTATACAGACGAAAACCCTAAAGATACAGTATCAATAAAGTTTGCTACAATAAAAGATGCTAAAGAAACTATTGCAAAGGTAAAAAGAATAAACAAGCCTTACGCTCGTAAGATACAAATATTGACAGTATTAGAACAACGTGCTAAGGTAATGGGCAAGACTGAGATAGTTAAGCTTGCAAAACAAGCAAAGCTACAGTTAAAAAAGCAGAAGGAAAATGCTTAATGCCCTACCTCCAAAGCAATATACCACACTTTAAAGCGTGGGTACGCCGTGAATACACTAAGAATATGGAAGAGTATCACGGAGAGTTTCTACACTGTTTGGTAGTAGCCGTCACTACAATGCCAAATAGAACACTTAGTTTTCAAGTAATCTTTACTGGATGTGAGTCTGATGAAGGGGATGATCCTAATGTTCACGGTGGAGCAATGTGGGCTAGGATGCCCTTAACAGCTTTGGTAGCAGACACACGTTATGAAGAATGGCCTAAAGAGTTACCTCCCTATCTAGCACAACCTTGGGATTGTATGTCGCATACTCACTCAGTCTATAAGATAGAACGAGCTAGCCCAGCGCCTTGGATAGCAAAAGTAGACGGGGAATTTTACCCTGCTAAGTACTACTTCACTGTAGACTATACAGACAACGAAGTAGCAGACGATCCTGCACAACATAAACAATCTCACATACTAGAGTTGTTAGATGCAGGCGAATATACAGGTAACATGGTTGCGTTACCTAACAATAGGGTAAGGGTTACTCACCCTGCTTGGTTTGAAACAGGTGAAGGTGCTCCTGACTTTAGACCTAATCAACACACATTTAATTCTAAAGAAGACGTAGACTACGTTTGGGATACTCAAAGAGTTTTTAACAATCTTTATCAGGAGACAGAATATGAAGATGAAGAAAAAGGGAATGGCTAAAGGCGGAGCCATGATGAAGAAAAAGGGAATGGCTAAAGGCGGAGCCATGATGAAGAAAAAAGGTTATGCAGCTGGTGGTGCATTGCCAATGAAGAAGAACCCTGCAACAGGTGAGATGATGCCTGCCTATGCTATGGATGGCAAAGGTAAGATGAACAAGGGTGGCATGGCAAAGAAAAAAGGTATGGCTAAAGGTGGAGCCATGATGAAGAAAAAAGGCTATGCTAAAGGCGGTATGAAAAAAGGTTATGCTAAAGGCGGTAAGGTTATGACTTACAATGTTGGCGGTATGGTAAAGAGCAGTGGCAGTCTTAACACTGGAATTAAAAAAGCTTAATGGCTTTAAAGAAATCTCAGAAAAGTCTTAAGTCTTGGACCAAACAGGATTGGCGAACAAAGAGTGGTAAGCCTTCTACCCAAGGTCCAAAAGCTACTGGTGAAAGATACTTACCTAAGAAGGCTATTAAGTCTCTTAGTTCTTCTGAGTACGCTGCTACGACTAAAGCTAAACGTAAAGGAACTTCTGCTGGAAAACAAAACGTAGCTCAACCAAAGAAAATAGCAGCTAAAGTAAAACCGTATAGGAAAAAAACATGAGGAACTATCTTAAGCGTATTTTACGTGCAGTACTTAATAGGGCTTGTCCCTGCAACAAATGTGAATGTTCATAAGGGATAAAAATTATGGCTAAAGAAACACTACAGCAATACTTGAATAGAAAAATTAAGGAAAAAGGTACTTCCTTAACAGAAGAAAAGAAAAAGGCTGGTAAGTATAAGTCTATTTCTGCAGCCCAAAAAGCAGGTTCTTTATATTATACCGACAAGAACGGTAAAGTTATGGCTGCTGTTTTAGCAGGTGACTTAAAAGAGAAAAAACCTCTTCGTCCAAAGACTAGACCACCTGTAAAGAAACCTAAGGCGTATAGTGGTCGTGGTGGTGGTGCAGCAGAAGTAAAGAAGCGTAACACTGACATAGAGTCTCCTACGATGAAAGCAAAACGTAGGGAAAAGGCTAAAAAAGGTTACCAAACTTTAGGTGATATGCGAGCAGGTGGTAGTAGAGTTCCAAGGCTTATGCCTAAGGGAAGAGCAGCTGTCAAAGAAATTAAAGCTGCAGGTCAAGAAGAACTTGATGCTAGAGCTTCTCGCGCTAAAAGGTATACAAAAGATCAGTGGGATTCTATGAGCCGTGGCAGACGAATTGAGTTGGGGTTACCTGTGTCTGCTAAAGAGGTTAGGGGCGGTAATGCTACATTTAAGGGACAGACAAAAAGAAGTGCTGATCCTCTTAAACTAGCTAGTCCAAAAAATAGGAACTAACTTAAATAAAAGTAAGGACTAATCTTAATGGTACGTCAATTAACAGAAAAACAACAAAAGTTCTTAGACGTTCTTTTTGATGAAGCACAAGGCGACCCAGTTAAAGCAGTCAAGCTTTCTGGGTACGCTGAAGGCACGTCTGCTTCTTCGGTAACAGGTTCCTTAGTAGATGAGATTGCAGAACTAACTAAAAAGTTTATTGCACAGTCATCTACTAAGGCTGCTTACACAATGTTTAGTGTGATGGCCGATCCTACAGACCTAGGAGTTAAAGAAAAGATGCTTGCAGCTAAGGACATCTTAGATAGAGCAGGCTTTACTAAAACAGATAAGGTAGAAGTGAAGACCTCAGAACCTCTCTTCATCCTGCCATCTAAGGAGTCTGATGACTAAAAGAGCAAGTAAAGCAGAATATCCAGATAAGGTAGAGTGGAGGATACCTTTGAAAGGAGAGATGGGTGAATGGTATCCCATCATACGAGTAGGACGACACATACCCTTTGGTTATAAGCAGGACGAGGATGATCCAGATCTTCTTATTCCGATTCCAGAAGAACTAGAACTTCTAGAAAAAGCAAAACTCTTTCTCAATGAGTACAGTGTTAGACAAGTAGCCCTGTGGTTATCTAAAAACTCTGGTAGAAAGATCTCACATGTAGGGTTATATAAACGTGTCCGAATCGAAGAAAAAAGGCGCAGGTCGTCCAACAACTCTAGGCAATATGCCAGGCGGTATAAAGAGGCGGCAACCAAAGCGGAAAAAATCGAAAAGCAACGTATCGGAGGTAGAGCCACAAGAACTATCAACGGACAGCAAAACTGGGAAGACGTTAATCCTTGGGTCGAAGACGAAGACTCCAGCGACAGTTAAGCCAGCGCCTTTCGATGTTGAAGCTGCACAGGAAATTATCTTTGAGCCTAACGCAGGACCACAGACTAAGTTTCTAAGTGCCACTGAACAAGAGGTTCTATACGGTGGGGCAGCTGGGGGTGGAAAGAGCTACAGTCTAGTTGCTGACCCTGTTCGTTACTTAAACAATCCTAATGCTAGGATGCTTTTGGTTCGTCGTAGTACTGAAGAACTAAGAGAACTTATCTCAGTCTCTAAGCAACTATACCCTAGAGCAATACCTGGTATTAAGTTTATGGAGCGAGATAAGACATGGGTGGCACCAAGTGGAGCTACACTCTGGATGTCCTACCTAGACCGTGACGATGACGTTATGAGATACCAAGGTCAGGCCTTTAATTGGATT